TAAAGGGTTGTATTAAAGCTAGACCTGGCTATAAGATTTTACAACAAGATTTGGCGACTGCAGAAGTCTATGTAGCAGCAATCCTTAGCGGGGATAAGAACCTACAGAACGTATTTAAAAGTGGAGGGGACTTACACTCTACTATCGCTAAAATGGTCTTTCAGTTAAAAGAACCTGCTTCTGAGGTTAAAGAAAAGAACCCGACAGCTAGGCAAGCTGCAAAAGCCATTACATTTGGGATTATGTACGGTTCGGGGCCAGCTAAGGTTTCGGAGACAGTTAGTAAGGAGAGTGGCAAGCACTTCTCTGTGCAGCAAGCGAAGGATACGATTAGTAAATATTTTGCCACCTTCCCCCAATTAAAGATATGGCTAGGGATGGCTAAAGAAGATATAGAGTCTCTAGGGCATACTTATAGTATCTTTGGTAGAAAACGTAGACTACCTAATGTCTTTAGTAGTGACCAGGGGGTAGCGTCACATGAAGTACGGAGTGGTATTAACTTTTTAATTCAGTCGGTTGCTTCTGATGTTAACCTTTATGCAGGGATCGAGCTAAATACTTGGCTTAAAGAGAATAAACTAGACGCTAAGATTATTGCATTAGTACACGATTCATTAGTTCTAGAAGTTAAGGACGATATAGTGGACTTGGTAGGGGATAAGATGGCAGAGCTTACTCAAAAAGACAGAGGTTGTTCTATCCCTGGAAGACCCATTGGAGTAGATTTAGATATTGGAGAGGACTACAGTTTTGGAAAGTTTAAAAAACAATATATGGACTTGGTCTGATATAAAGTTTCCCCTTTTCCCTGTAGCAAAGGGCTTAGAGGGGTTCTATGAGGAGGAAGGAGTACTATTTGCGAAAACTGAATATGGGTATAGAATTTTAGACGATAGAAATTTAAAAGGAGACTCCCTAGGGCTTCGGAGGATACAGATGCTCTCTAACCTAAGAGAGGAGTTTAGCTACCTAAATAAAAGAGACTTCAAGAGAAAGATTCTAGAGTTAGTACAGCCCTTACCGAAAAAACTAGATAACTTTATGAACTTGATAAAGTATGCCTATACTACTAAATATTACTTAGATACTACTGGCAGGTACTTTAAATATAAAAAGACTAAATATGTTCCTCTTGTCTATAAGCAAATATTAGAGAGAAAACTAGAGGAGAGGGTAGGGACTGTATTCTCTGTAAAGGGAGTCAATAACTGGTTTGAAGTACCTTTTAAGTTAACCCCTGAAGCTAAATGGGTTGGGCTACTTAAAATAAGTAAATCTTGGTACATCTATGAAATATGCTTAGAAAAAAAGAAGAGTACTAGGAGAATGGTATGAATAAAGCAGTAATATCTGATAGAATTTACTTAAAAGCAGATGAGGCTCTACAAGATGTTTTAAATAAAGAACTTACTTACGCGATCCCATCTTATAACCCCGACTTACCTCCTCTTATAATTAAAAACATAGGTAGGATATCTAAAGATTTCGTAACTATCCCTTCAGGTAGAAGAGATTTAGTACCTGACGACTACGAAATAATTGATAAAACTTTGCTTGTGCCGGTCAATATCCCAGAGTTCCAGTTTGAATTACGCCCCAGCCAGCAAGAGGTATACGACAAGGTTAATGGTAGTACTATTATTAATGCTCCTCCCAGCTGGGGAAAAACATTTACTGCACTAGCTATAGTAGCTAAACTAGGTCAGAAAACCTTAATTGTAACCCACACTCTAGCTCTTAGGGCTCAATGGGTAGAGGAAATTGAGTACACTATGGGGTTCACCCCGGGGATTATAGGAAGTGGCAAAATGGAACTAGGCCCTCCTATTATCGTAGGGAATGTGCAGACTCTAAATAAAAAAATACCTGAAGTTAGGAACCTGTTTGGTACCGTAGTACTAGATGAAATGCATCATGTGTCCTCTCCTACCTTTTCTAAAGTAGTAGATAAACTACCTGCAAGGTATAAAATAGGCTTATCAGGTACTTTAAAAAGAAAGGATGGTAAGCACGTAGTTTTTAATGACTATTTTGGTTTTGATATACATGTACCTCCAAAGGAAAACTACATGGTACCAGAGATCGTTTCTATCTCTACATCTATTAGATTCCCTGATGGAGCAAGAATTCCCTGGGCTACTAGAGTAAACGGGTTAGCTTATAACCCCGAATACCAGCATCTAGTAGCTCAATTAGCTTCTGTATATGCGGCTAAGGGTCATAAAGTGCTGGTAGTAAGTGATAGAGTTCAGTTATTAAAAAACTGTGCGCAATTAACAGGAGATAGAGCAATATGTATAACAGGAGAGATGGGACATGAGCTTAGAGGGGTTGAACTTGATAAAATTAAAAGTGGGGAGGCGGATGTCCTCTATGGTACTCAGAGCATCTTTAGCGAAGGCGTTTCTCTTAATGAGTTATCTGCTCTTATTCTCGGCACTCCTATCAATAATGAACCACTTCTTATTCAGTTAATAGGTAGAATAATAAGAAAGAAAGAGGGTAAACTTACCCCCGTTGTACTAGATATCAAGCTAAAAGGTAACACGGCAAGTAGACAAGCGAGAGCACGGATGGGAGTGTACCTACAAGAAGGGTACAACATTAAAAATTTTACTTGACAATTATGTTATTTTTTGGTATAATATATAATCAAATTTTGGGAGAAATTCAATTGATTTTTTATAACTGGGAACGCATGGCGTATTTAGCTAATGGGGACCCGAAAAATATTATATTAATGGTAGCAAGGTTAACATATCGTTTATCCTGCCCTTCTAGGAATCCACAGAAGAGCATCTTTTATAAAAGTAATTTAAACGGTGATAGTTATCTCTTAAATCCAAGACTTCTACTAAAGAATGAGAACACAGTATCTTTTAAACATATGGCAGAGTACGTAGGGCTAGCAAGTTATCGTCGATATAATGACTATAAAATGACTAATGAGTCCACCCTACTTCTTTACCAAAATAAAATGAAGATAGCAAACATAAAAACTAACCCCTTATTAACTATAAGGGATAACAAAATACACTTCAAATTAGAGGAAATAAAAAATGGCAATTAAATTCAAAAATGTAACTGGCAAAGCTAAGAAGTCTTCTGCGGAAGCATACACTTATAAAGACGGAGACAACACTGTTAGACTAGTAGGGGACATTCTACCTCGTTACGTCTACTGGACTACTACAACAGATAACAAGCGCGTCCCTATGGAGTGCTTAGCCTTTGATAGAGAGCAAGAGCGTTTTGCGAATCTCGAAAAGGACTGGGTTCAGCACTACTTCCCTGATCTAAAATGCTCTTGGGCGTATGCAGCACAAGTAGTAGACGAAGGCAAACTGAAGGTTTTGAACCTAAAGAAGAAGTTATTTGAGCAGATCCTTACCGCCTCTGAGGATCTTGGAGACCCTACAGACCCTGAGTCTGGTTGGGATATAAGATTTAAGAAAGTTAAAACAGGCCCTCTACCTTTTAATGTTGAGTACCAGTTACAAGTTCTTAAATGTAAGCCACGTCCTTTAAGCGCTGAGGAGTTAGAAGCTACTAAACAGCTAAAACCCGTTGATGAGATAGTTCGTAGACCTACTGCAGATGAGCAGAAAGTTTTCATTGAACAGAACATCCTAGAAGGTGGGGGTACTTCCGAAGTACCTACAGAAGTAGCTGAAGAAATTCAAGAATTACTATAAAGTAAAGATCAAACAGAGCTCACAAGGAAACTTTGTGAGCTCTTTTTGTATGGAGATACAACTAAATGAAAATACTATTTTCAGCCGACTGGCATATAAAGTTAGGACAGAAAAATGTTCCCAAAGAATGGGCTACCAATAGGTACAGCTTATTGTTTGAAGAGATATACAAGCTAGAAAAGAATGTGGACCTACACATTATAGGTGGTGATCTATTCGATAGACTACCTAATTTAGAAGAGTTAAGTTTATACTTTCAATTTATTAAAGGAGTAAGGGTAGACACTATTATATACCCTGGAAACCATGAAGCCTTAAGAAAAAATACGTCTTTCTTTAGTAATTTAAAAGAAGTAACCACTGCAGTTAATGATAAAGTTACTATCATAGATGATTACTACACCCTTGATAATATGGATTTTATTCCTTATACTAAATTGAAGGAATTTGATCCTAAAGACTTCTCTGGGGATATACTATTTACACATGTTAGAGGTGAAATACCTCCTCATGTATCCCCCGAGATTGATTTAGATACTCTTAGCAGATGGGACCTCGTAGTAGCAGGGGACTTACATTCCCACGAAAACTCTCAGAAAAATATAGTATACCCGGGAAGTCCTGTTACTACCTCTTTCCATAGAAACCCTGTGGATACGGGAGTACTTTTACTTAATAATAAGACGCAGAATTACTCGTTCATGAAACTGAAGCTACCTCAGCTAATTAGACAGACGGTAGCTTCGGTGGACCAGATGAAAAAAACCAACTATCATCATACTATCTACGAGCTAGAAGGAGACTTAACAGAGCTAGCTAAGGTAGACGGGGATACAGAACTATTAGATAAGAAGTTAGTTAAAAGAAGGTCCGAAGCTTCTTTGATACTTAATAATGACATGACTATGGAAGAGGAACTTTCTGAGTACCTAAGCTACATACTGGGGCTGAATGATAAGAAAACCAAGGAAGTTTTAGGAGTATTTAATGATTATACTTAAAGAGTTAAGATGGAGTAACTGTTTTAGTTACGGAGAAGATAACGTTCTAAACTTAGAAAAGGACGTACTTACACAACTAATTGGTACAAATGGGGCAGGCAAAAGTTCTATACCTATTTTAATCGAGGAAGCCTTATTTAATAAAAACTCTAAAGGCATTAAGAAGGCTGCTATACTAAACAGACATAACAACGCTAGTAGTTATAGTATTGCATTAGACTTTACTACTGACGGAGTAGCGTACACAATCGATGTAGTTCGGGCATCTAGTTTAAAAATTAAACTACTAGCTAACGAAGAGGATATCTCATCCCATACAGCGACTAGTACTTTTAAGACTCTAGAGAGCATCTTAGGCGTTGATTTTAAAACTTTCTCGCAGTTAGTTTACCAAAGCACTACAAGTTCTTTACAGTTCTTGACTGCAACTGATACTAATAGGAAAAAGTTTTTAATAGAACTGCTAAACTTAGAAAGATATATAGAGCTATTCTCTATATTTAAAGATACACATCGAAGTGTGCAAGACTCCTTAACTGGTATTAAGGGAGAAATATCTAATATAGAACAATGGCTAAAAGGACACAAAGTCCTGTCTACTAAGAGGCTTGTTCTAACTGACTTACCTGACCTGCCCACCGAAGAGATAGAGGGAGTTGCTAAATTACAACTACGAATGTCTAATATTATTAAGACTAATAAGGGTATAGCTCAAAATCAGCAGTATAAGGCGTTACTCAAAGAGATTGACCCTTCGGAGTTAACCAAGGTATTAGCAAAACCTGA